CGTGAAAGCCCCGAAGGACGGGGCTCATTTAGACTGGTAGTCAATCGAAGCTACTTCGATGCTGATAATGCGCCTGCCTCAAATTGGCAGATAAGTGAGAGCATTTTGAGAAAGGCACTTGCGAATATTTACAAGAAAAAGTTCAATGTCAGGACAGAGATTGAACCCTATCTCTATGATGTTGTACGCGATGTATTCAATCAAGCAACAGATGATGCTTTCTCGTCTTCTGATCATGACAAGGACTTTCAACAACAGTTGCGACACAGCAACGAGGTTTTCTCTGCATTCAAAGTGCACCGTACACAGAATGATATGGCTGCACGGATGCTCGACTCAAACGGTGTTCTAAAATCGTTCAATCAGTGGTTGAAAGAGGTGATGCCCATTGCTTCTCACCAGTGCGGCGCATGGCTCAAGACCGAATACGATACGGCTGTCATACGGGCACATCAGGCTGCCGACTGGCAGCAGTTTAGACGGGAAAGCGACGTGCTGCCTAATCTCAAATGGATGCCGTCGACAAGCCTGCATCCTTGCAGGGAGCATCGTAGATATTGGGGAATCATCCGTCCCATCAATGACAAATTCTGGAACGAGCATCGCCCGGGAGATCGATGGAATTGCAAATGCAGTTTGTCAAGTACCGATGAATCTGTTACACCCGTGCCCGCCAACGACGATGTTTCAAAACCACAACCAGGACTTTCGGACAATCCGGGCATAACAGGCAAAACGTTCTCGGACGATCACCCGTACTTCCCGAAATCGTGCAAAGACTGCGACTTCTACCGTCCTGGATTAAAAGACAGGTTAAAAGGTTTCTTTACAAATAGGGTGAAAGACTGCTACGACTGCCCATATATCAGAGCCTGTTTAGAAAGAATGGGAACGGACGGCTTCAAACTCGAAAGGAAATATAAAAACGGAGGGGCACTATATATACACCCCGAAGTGGAGAAAGGCAAAGGGGATTACAAGGCGATACTCACTATGTCAAGACAATTGGCTAAGCAAGGGCATAAGGTTAGGATAACACCACGGCTGCATGTCAAGTCTGAAGAGTATAAGGTCATATATGCCTCACTCATCGGAACAAGATATGAAGGTAAGTGTCCCGACTTCGAGGTGGACGGAGTGTTTTACGAGTATGAGGGGTTCAGCAAGCCATGGAAGAAGAGAAAGGTGAAGAACATGCTCACACATGGAATGAAGCAAAGCCCCAATGTTGTAATCGACAATACGAAGGGTTGCTCTGACAGATTCATAAGGAGTACGGTCATCAAAAAGCTGCAAGCCAACAATGGCGTGCTGAGTGAGGTGTGGATTTATGAAAAAGGAAAAGTACGGTTGTTCTTCAAAAAAGGAAAGTTCATATAACAAACAACGGGAGAGCAAAGCCCTCCCGCGAACGCCGAAGCCGTAGCATCGGCAAGGATTCTATTCAAATCCACTGCAAACATACAACTTATTAACTAAAAAAGCAAGCAAATGGATATAAAAGTTTTCTCTGAACTCATAAAAAACCGAAGTAGAGAACTTGACAGACTCATACGTAGACAGCTTCCTGTCAAGATTGGTCGTATGGCGAAAGATCATTACCAGGACAACTTCCGCAAAGGTGGCTTCGTTAATCGTGGTTTGCAGAAATGGCCGACAACAAGGCGACAACAGTACGGCTCAACCTCTGCAGCAGCGTCGTATGGCCCGCTGCTTTCCGGGCATAACCACCTGTTCGGTTCTATCAAATACGTGCCGGGTGACTACCGTGTTACCGTCTCTAACGATCTACACTATGCGGGCATACACAATCAAGGCGGCACAGTAAGCCCTACAGTGACACCAAAGATGCGCCGCTTCGCATGGTACATGTATTACAAAACTTCTGGCAAAACCTCTAAGGGGCAAAAAGGAAAGAAGAAAAGCCAAGCACGGGCAGCAGCACCACAGGCAGAATTCTGGCGCAACCTTGCTCTTACCCGAAAGCAGAAGCTTGCTGTGAAGATTCCAAAGCGACAGTTTATAGGTGAAAGTGCTGAGCTGACGCAGCGCATCAATGAGAAAATAAAACAGGAGATCATCAACACTTTAAATTTATAATAAATGGAACAGATTTTCATTTCAATCCTTGAACTCATCAGCCGTGAGATGCCGAAGCTCTCACTCGTAGATGAAGATTACGGACAGCTGGAAACAAGCGAGGATACTTACCCCGTCACTTTCCCTTGCGCACTCATCAGCAACATGGAGGCAGATTGGGAAGAAATTGGAATGGGCACACAAAATGGCATCGTTACGCTTACCACACGTCTTGCCATCGACTGCTACGAAGATACACATATCGGTTCCGGCACAACGGAGAAAGTCGCAGAGCGTCTGCAATTAGCAAACCATCTCTATACTACGCTTCAGTGCTCACGACACAGTGACGATATGGGACCAATGTTCCGCACTAAGACAAGATGCTATTCGTTACCGGGAATGATTAAGGTCTATGAATATGTATTCCAATTCGAGTTGCATGACGACTCTGCAGCAAAGGATTAGACAGCTGTTTCCTGAAACAACTCAAGTTGCTTGGCGGTCAGACGAGGCTTGCGGACTTTCGGAACTGGATTCACAGCTATATCTTTCACTTCAGAGCATTTTTTGCGAATAATCGCCATTATGCGCTCCTCACTGATGAAAAACTCTTTGGTAGAGAGCAGACGTAGCGCATCGTCGAAACGAAGTCGTTGCACCTCCGTCCAATAATAATAACGGCGACATAACGCTTCGTCACGCAATGCAATTAGATTACTATCCCTTCCTTTTTTCATGCTTAGTTCTTTTGCAAAACAAAATTAACAAAAAATCCCCGCAAACACAAAAGCTTGCGAGGATTTTTATTGACTTACGGCATCTCTAACTCTCTGTCATTCCGAGTGGAACAGTTACCCACGCGCCGTTTTCGTTGCGCGTTTCCACTCTGATGAACTGCTTGCTGACGGAAGGCCGATAACTTTCTTCGATGATACGCACACCTTCCAAGAAGCGGTCATTGCCGGTTTCTTCTGCAATCTTTCGCAATTGAACGATGCGCGAAGCTTTGAGTGTGCCCTGCGCATCACGTGAGAGCAGTCGCAGAACCATATTGACAAGTGCTTTGCTCTTCTCATCTTTAGCAAGGCTTTCGATGTACTCTTTTACGATGGCGATGCCGTCCTCTACCGTGTCAAGATAACCATCTGTCACGTAAACGCCGAGTTTGATGCGTTTGTTGCCCGCAGTATTGCTGAATGTATGGCTGCGCTGATTGTCATTCAAGCGGCTCTTGAAGAGCTCTTCTTTCATCGCGATCACTGATTTGAAACTATCAAATACGCGCTGCTTAACCTCTTTGATTTGCGCAGACAACTGTAGCAACTGCGGTAGTGTTCGCTCGATCTCTTCATCTACCATTATGCGATAGCTTTCGCGATCTGCGCGTGACTTCTCCTCCGCCTTTCGTTTGTCCTCTGCTGCCTTGAAGGCGGCAAACTGTTTTTGCTCTTCTGCCGTCATTTCGACGGTCATTTTCTTCTGTTCTTCCATTGTTTTAGTATTTTACTAATTTTCCTATAACACTACTTTTATGTGTTGCTCTCATTCTCTAACACAAAATCGCAACCGATCATTTTAACACTCGAAGAATATCTTACGATAGAACTTTCTGTGATGCCGAAATATGTTTTATCTCCCTCTACAAGTATCCTGATTTTGGTTTGAATCGCTTCTTTCAGCTTTTTTACTGCATCTTTGTTCAGCCAACAGGCCCGAAAGCCGAAAGTATTACTGTAGACAGCCTTTACATCGTCGTTTTGCACAGACCATTTCACTGTAACTACTCCTACACAATTCGCAGGATTATCCATTTTTCTCATACTTATCAATTAATTATTTATACAATTACTCTTCTCTCCATTCTTGCAACTCAATTTCTTGTTCGATCTCGAACTTCAGCTGCTCTAAGAACGCACAGAATTCTTCTGTACTCAATTCGCTTAACTCATTCTTGAGCTTTGCAAGGGCTTGTGCCGGACTTAACATAGATGAGGTTGTTTAGGCATTACTACTATTACTTGCTCTTCATTTTTGCGATGTTTCAGGCCGCCTTTGCGCTGAATCATACGCAGACGCAGATACAGTTTGCGTAGCTCGTCTTCGTCCAGCTGTGAAAAACGCTTGCCCGCGATCTTCTGACTTTGGCAAAAACTATTTACAGCCGACCAATCCGAGGTATCTATGCCGCATTTTTGCATAAGATGCAAGACGGCAGATCGCTCAGCGCGCAAGTTCGTCATATCTGCTTTATGCTTTATCTCCGACTCGACGCAGATGCAAAGACGGCGATACTCTGCCGGCGTCATCTCACGCAAACTGCTCGTGCGGTTGTTCGTAAACTGCCTGACCAAAGAGGCCTTCAGCTCATTAGCATCACAGTGAAGTGGAAGCTTGCTGAAAGCAGCGTAAAAAGCAGCATAAAAACGTCTGAAATTTTCTACCTTATCCTTCATAACTTTACATTTTTTGAATGGCACAATTTTTATTCAGGCAACGCTGGCAACTCCATCCAATAATCAGGTTCTTCGAGTGGAATTGGGCGACTCGAATTAGGGTCGGACCAATTTCCGTCTGCAAAGTCATAATGGAGATATTTAACAGTGGGATAATTGATCTTCTCTCCCGGTTTATAGAGACACAAAGCACAACAGTTACCAACCGGTAGATTTCCGTCAGAGACTTTATGCCAAGGGTTGCAATCTCTTTCTCTTTCCTTAAGAGCTTTTATCAGATAATCGGCAATCACAACAGATAACAGGGCCGCAGCTTTGAACGTATCTGCAGCGCTATTATCACCATTTAATTTTGTCAGTAAACAATTTTGGACATACAGATCCTTTGCAATCTCATATCTGCGCTGATCCCAGTAAATCTTGTGTTTATTGGCTGTCAATACATTTTGTTCAAGACTTTCCATAATTCTATAACTTTTTCTTTCCAATTTGTGCAACACTGGAAAGGATTTTAATTATTTCCCTTTCCCCCAATCTATAATGATTTTCGCGTCGAGTCGGCCACTGCCACCGCACACCTCGCAAGGTTCTTTGATGCTTTCACCAAACTCATCGTAACCCTCTAAATAACCATTGCCGCTGCAATAACCGCATACGTGGCCGCTACTCTGCAGGCTTTCAACCGTATAGCCGGGCATAACCCATTCGGCTGACAATTCGATAATCTTGATCACTTTACTCATAATATTTCAACATGTTGTAGGTTACAAAATACAAGTCTATGCCTAAGCTGCGCGACCAATCAAATAAGTCTCGCACATAAAGCTTCAGTATCGTATTGCGCGTCTGCTCGCCGGTTGCTGCAGTCAGATGTTGAAGCAATGAATAAGCATTCTCTTCAAACGTCTTTCCGCGAAAATCGTGATACCCGGCCAAGATCTCCCCGCCGTGACCGAACAATATATTGTGCGTTTTGAAAAAAGAGAGCGTAACCAAGAGCACACTGGCAAAATGCTCATCCAACGTACCCTTTGCATAGTGCTTAAAGATTACAGCACGCTTACATTCATCTTGCGCGTTCTCCATACCGATCGCACAAAGCCTTGCTTTCATAAGTTCGCACGCGCCGGCACTCCGCGTCATCTCGAAAAGCAGGCAGCCTAAATTGAACAACTCATGATTAAGAGAGCGTTCTTGCTCCTTTACCGGGACGCGATCAATCAGCGTATTCAGGCAATTCGCCGTCAACTTTCGGCCCGGATGATAATGTATTGCTTTCATATCGATTTCTATTTTTCTGTAAACTTATCCAAGGCTGCGGCCAAGTCTTCACCCCATACCTTCTTTGCTTTCTCCTCCCAAATCACATAGCGATCTGTCGCGCCGTGAAAACGACCTTTACTGATGCCCACATAACCTTTGACCAGGATCTTCATGGTCGCGTCGTACATCACAGATTCAGCCGCTGCACCGCGTGGTTTGTCGCCGATCGCGTGAGAGATGAAGATGAGCAGCTTGTCTTTGTGAGCCTCCTTGAAGCGCTGATATTCCGCATATCTCATCCGCGTGTACTGAAAGCTGTCGATAACAACGATGTCGGGGCTTTTTGGCCGATGCAGCCGCTCGCTCAAATCAGCCATGTTTTCGCGGTTGAGCAGGATAACGCGCCGCGACACCTCTTTCATACCGACCCGAACAAAAGATGCTTTCATCGTCAGGCTGTCTCCCTCTTCAAGACTGTCATAAGCCACACGGCCGTATTTTGCCAATTCCTTGCAGAGTTCGAGTACGAAAGTGGTTTTTCCGCTGCCGCTCTTGCCCCAAATAAACCACACCCCTGTCCGGTCGATTTCTCCGAAAGCTTCGTGCCATTTTCCTGACAAGCGGTAAGTTGGCTTTTCCAATGCATAGACATCGTTTACCGATAGCGCGCGCTGCAGGCGGCGTGTTCCGTCGTTGTTCATCTTCCGTTTAACCATCATTCGACCACTATTTTATCACTTCCCGCATGCGCCGCGTCTTATGTACGGCTTTCTTCACTCGGCGCAGGTCGAAACCGCACTCCTCTGTTTCTCTGATGATGGCGGACAATTCCTTGTTCGTTTTAATTCCGTTTGCATCGCAGACCAAAGCCACGTCCTGCGGACTCGTCTGCTCGAGCTCGAAAAACTTGCGACCGATACGACTGTCTATCTCATTGTAACCTTTCTTATCGTAGCGCAAACCCATCTTCATTCTGCGCTTGATGTAAGAGGTGGAGAAAAAGACGATGCCGCAGCGATCCTCCAGCCGATTGTACAAGTCGATGAAGTAATGAAATACGCGCTCGCTTAGTTTGTCTGCTTCGTCGAATAGTAAGACCGGTTGATCAAGCTGCACGAGTGCATCTATGATGGCGTCTAAGCTGTCGCGCAGCGTAAATCCGTCGGTTCTGATGCCTACGCGGCGCGCGATGTCGCGAATAAAGTCGCCGCGCTTCATATCCTCTGAACATAGAATGTAAAAGGCCTCTGCGTGCTGCGTTGCATATTGTCGCGCCGCCGTGGTCTTGCCGCACCCGGCTTCGCCAACAACCCACGTCACGTTGTGCCAGCGCTGCGCATCGTCCATCGCGTAGTGCAGTTCTTGATTCGATGCCGTTGCCACGATCTGCCAGTCCTCGGCCGTCTGTGTGCTTGTTTGCGACTGTATGTTGCGCCACATCTCATCGCTGATATTCTCCCATTTGCCCGATAAAATCGCGCTGATGGTTGCCGAACTCGTACCGCGAAGGCTCTGAGCAGCCTTGTTTTGTGATGGATACTTCGCTACATAGTTGCGCAGCGATGCTCTGATGGCTTCTTTTTGTTGATTTTCCATTGTCTTAAATTTTTCCTGCTGTTTTACGTAGATCTATTTTAGGTGCTTTGATTTGATTGACCGGCAATTCCGCTTCCCCGGCATCGGAGTTGTTCAGCCAATCTTCTTGAGAGAGGTTCTTTGTATAGACGCCCTTCTCGAAGTCGATGGCCGGCTTGCGATATTTTGCCACACGCCAATCCAGCTGACGCTCGATCTGCTCCTGTGCGTGTTTGCCCGCACCTTTGAGGCACGGAGAATTCAACCCGTGTTGTTCAGGCGCAGTGCCGTTTTCATATTCGATGGCACGCGCGGCCACCTGACGAATGATACGATCCTGCATGTTCGCTTCCTGCTCTTTGCGTAAAAACTCATGATCCTTCGCCGTCTGATCTTGATGCGCGCGCTGCACGAGGAAGTACTCTTCTGCCGTGCACTCGAAACGTTTGCTGCCGTCTGCCTCTTGCCGATAAAGCCGCACGCTGCTCATATCGTAAGGGTCGTAGGCCACGACAAAGCGGCGATAAGTGTTGCGCCTGCGCCACTCGTGATCAATGTCTCCGTTCTTATCAAAAACCTCATAAGTGTAGGGGCGCCCCTTGACGGTAATCTTGATGCCTTGGTCGGTGAAAGTGACCGGCTGCTTGGTGCGACACCAAAACATCTCTACCATATCGTAGATAGTCACCTCCTGCGTCTCTTCATTCACGCTCTCGTTATACATGTCGATGCGGCGTTGGCCGGTGGCCGGATGCGGCGCCTCGTTCCAGCGTCGGCGGGCATCCGCATAAGCGTCTTTCAATTCTGCAAGCGTATAAAGCTTGTCTTTGTTCGCCTGCAAAAACTCAACATTCGGACGGCTGCTCTTCTTCACCGCGCCCATATTCTGACCGGTAAATCGCCAATCTTTATGCAGTTCTGAAGACTGAAAGCGGCCGAAAATGCTCTCTATCGTCTTCGATTCGCCATTGTACGGCATCGTCGGCCGATGCATTGTCGCAATCTTTTTCAAGAAGCCGCTGCTGGTGTTCTTCTTTTGTCCGCCCTGGTTGTCTGTCACGAACTCGAAAGGTTTATGCTTCGCCGTTTGAATGGCCATCCTGAGCGCGTGGTATTGTGCAATGTAGTCCTCCGTGTCGCTGATGTGATAGCCGAGCATCACTTCCGTTGCAGCGTCGATCACTTCATAGACGCAGGTCGTACGCACTTTACCGTCTTCGTCCTTGTAGTAGAGATTCAGCTTTGTGCCGTCGCCGTACCATAGCGAGTCGCGGCGCGTCGGCAAGGCGGTCTTGTGCTTGCGGTTGAAGCGCTGGCGCGATTCCTGTTCGCCGTGTACGGCGTCATACCATAGCGGCTGCACTTCCGGAGAGTTGAGCCACTTCTTCAGACCGCTCAGGCTGCGGATGGGCTTCCAGCCGCGTTCTGCGGCGATTTCGTTCGCTTTCTCGAAAAGCTGCCGGTCGGTATAGACCGGTACGCGGCTGCGCTTCAGGGCGATAAGCAGGCGGCCGAACTCTTTCGTAATCTTCAGCGTATTGAAGTTGCCTATCTTGCCGGAGATGAGCGAAGCATACTTCTTTTCCTTGAAGGCCTTAACCTTCTCTTTCAAGCGGGCCGTGTTGGCCGGAAGAGTATGGCCGTAGCTTTCACGAAGCTTCTCGCTACTTTGAGCCACGACGTCCCATACGCCGCCCATCGTGATGCCTAACGCTGCGCGCAGGCCTCTGCATTCGTTCATTCTGCTGATCAGACGGCGCAATACGCTCGCATTGATCGTATACTCTTCGACCAACTTTGCCGTAAGATGCTTGCGCTCGCCGCCGACTTCGTATGTGTACTCTTCGTAGAACTCACGCGCCGCGCTGTCCAAGCGAACTGTTTCCACAATCATTTGCTCTTTTACGACTTTTGCCGGATCACCGTATTTCTCGATGAACGGCCGTTTGTATTTCTCGGGAATGGAAGTCCAGGCGTATAGCGCCTCGCAACCTTCACCGCCACCGCGACGAACACACTCGATGTTCTTGCGAGCAACTGAAGACCATAACGTATTTTTTTTGATGATGCCATCAGTCAGTTCGGAGAAGCTTACGCACAATATTTTGTTGTGGTATTCCATAGTTTAAGAAGATCTATTTATAAGCGGCGACCTCGGTTTGAACTGCTTCAAGTTCCTCGAATGTCTTGATGACCACTGTTTTGATGAGAGCGCGATCTTTATCAAGGATGGTTGTCTTCCCGGTATGCTTATCCAAGATAAGTCCACACCCATTCTTAAACCTCTGCACCATGCCTCCGTTGCTGTCGTGAATGGTCTCCTCGATCGGCAGATCCATACGTAGCTCACCACCAAAATGCTTAAGAGCTGTATAGCGAATCTTGCGTATCAAGTCGCTTTCTTTTTCAAAGTTCAGAGCATAAGTTACAAGTGCATTGGAAATACCCATGCCTTCTCTGAGCTTCTTTCGCTCTTCCCTGCCTAAATAAATGTACTGTCCCATTTCCTTGTTTTATTTTTTTTGTGATTGAACTTTCTGTTCTCAAGTGCCTTTTTTCGTAAATTTGGCACGTTTGAATCATTAACACGCTGCAAAAGTAGACAAGAAATCTCGATTATGCAAGAAAATAGACAAGAAAAATCGCCCATCAAGCAAAAGATGTTGCTATTCCTCGAATATTCAGGCGTTTCTCTTTATGAATTCTACAAGAAATCTGGAGTAACAAGAGGCATTTTAACTCAACCCACAGGCATTAGCGAAGAGAATATAGCAAGATTTCTCGCCTACGCCCCCGAGGTAAATCCATCATGGCTCCTCACGGGTAAAGGTGAGATGTTGAAATCAAACGATATAAAAAGAGACGAATCAACTGAGGGTGCAGTATCCTTTGTACCAACAGTTGGAAAACCTTATTATGATGTAGATTTTCTTGGAGGATTTGATGATGTCTTCAATGATCAGACCGCGATCCCAATGCACAATATTATTATACAAGGGTTTGAGAGAGTGCAACTCTGGTGCAATGTCTCCGGGCATTCAATGGAGCCGCAAATCAACCACGGAGACATAATAGGCTTGCGAGAATGTACGGTTAACGATATTCAATATGGAGAAGTGTACGCAGTAGTATTAGATTCGCTCCGCACAATTAAGAAGATTCGTAAAGCATCTGATCCGGCGATGCTACGATATATACCTATCAATACAGAAGACTTTGACGAACAAGAGTTTGCAATAAACCGCATCACCAAAGTATATGAAGTGATAGGAAGTATCAGTAAATTCTTTTAATACGATATAATATGAAAGATTTTAATCTTGATTTCTTACAGAAGGAAGTAGGAACAAAGTACAATGACATGGTAGGTCTTGCCGCTTTGGATGGGCATTCATCAACAGTAGAACTTCAAGACCTTTGCAAACAACAAGGGGTAGATTTAGACAAGTATGATTTAGTCGGCCTTGAGTTTCTTGATGGAGAAACTATAGGTAGGTATCCAATATCTGTCATCGCCTTATTGACAAAGAAAGAAGAAGAATTAGATGCAGAAACGACAAAGATATACAAGAAACGTTTCTACATAACTTACAGTGATTTGGGGAAGTATATAAAGAGATTGAATTTTGCTGTTGCTTATAAAGACATTGCAGCGAGGATAATCAATCCGGAATTTGTTGATATGTGATAGAAGGCAAGAGGGGGAACATTAAAGTCCCCTCTTCAAATCTCCTAACATACCAAGAAAATATCCCATCATATCAGACAGCACATCCAGGCATTCTTTTTTATCCTCACTTATTATTGCCTTTATAGCGTGGTCTCCTACACATTCCATCCTACTGATGAAATTCTCACGAGAATCACATTTTGCTAATTCCTTAAAACCTTTCTCTTCATACAATTTGAAACGCTGTAGCATTTCTTTTTTATAATCAATTGACATACACACAGAGACTTTTTTTGTTATTACGCATACAAAGATAGAGATATATTGCTATATATAAGATACTTACGCTCAATTTCTTTCCCAAAAACCCTGCACATATTGTGGAATAAGCCCCCCCTAATCCTACTTTTCAGCCCTATTTTTACACGTTTTGAGGCCTTTTGCCCCCTCAAATCCACCATCTAAAGTGTTAAAAATGCACGGCCAAATGCACGTCCTCTCGTTACATTTCGTTTTTCCACGCACGGCCAAACGCACGGCCAAATGCACGCCCTCTCTTATTTTTAACACTTTCGCATCCCACAGAAACGGACAAAAACAGGGTAGGTCACGCAAAAACAGCCGGCAAACTGTTTGAAAACTGTCTGCCGGCCGTTTAATCTTCGTTTAATCAGCGTTTTAAGACCTCACTGTCTTGCTCTTGGAGCGTATCAATTCCCCCGCTCGTATCACAGCTTTCCCATTCAGCACCACGCCCCCTTTGCTCAATCCGACGCGCTCGAGCGAACTCTGTTTTATCCCAATCTCTTCTGCAGTAAGCACGCTATAAATAGCCGGAATGGAGCCGAAATAATAATTACGTCGTCCCTTCAGCAGCTGAACATGTATAACCTTAGTCATAACCTTAGAATTTATGGCAAAACTACAAAATAATAACTATATACGATATTTCAGTAGCAAACAAATATCAAAACCCCAAAAAGAAAGAGGGCATAAAGCCCCCACTCAAACACCATTCAAAACGCCCCTACACCCCCTATCTCTACACAGGCAACAATTCCCCCATCCGACACACAAACGCCCCTCAAACGCCCTCAAAACACCCCTTATCTCCTCCAATGTAACATTCCCCCGCTCAAACACCATTCATACAACCCCAAGATGTAACACAAATGTAACACGAATGTAACATCTCGTTTTTCCTTTCTCCTCCCTCAAACCTACTTAACTATCTCAAAATCAAACTAAATCAAAAACCCTCTTTTTCACATCTCGTTTTACCCCCCTTA